AGTCGCCTCAGCAGCAAGACGCTGGGCCACGGAGCCGGCTTGAGTCGGCAGTCCCGAAATCAGCGAGATCTCTTCCCGCAGCGCGGGGTACAAGGCGCCATTGCTGATTTTGTCCCTGAAGTACTCCTCGTATTCGGATTGGTTGCTGCTGGACTGCCCGTTTACGCCAACGCCTGCCGGGTACCAGGGGCCGATATTTCCAGAGCGATCCACCAAGCGCGCCCAGTAAAAGAACGAAACGCCAGCGGCCAAGCCGTGGATCTTGTGCTCTGCCTGTGGGTAGGCGAAGTCACCAAGCTTGATAGCGCCGTCGCGGCTGGTGGTCGCGCTCTGCCAAATCTCTGTGCGTTCAGTGTCCTCGGCGCCAGCAGGGAAACCCCACGCCAGGCCAGTTCCGTAAACCAGGGGTGTCGTAGTGAGGTATGCAACGCTGGGCGGCAGCCCCTCTTTACCTTTCAACTGAGTGAGCGTGGAGTCGCGCCAGTTCGAAGTAATGTCGAACGAGCTAACTGCACGCACTCGAGCCAGATAGGCCCCGGCGTAGATACCCACTACGTCTACTGATGCTGCGCCGGTGCGCTGCACACGAACCCAGTTGCCATTGTCTTTGCGCCACTCGACGTCATAAGCGACGGCCCCTTGCACCGCTGGCCAGGCGATGGTCATGGTGTTGACGCCAATGCCCTGATCCACGGCGTAGGCCGAGGTCAAGGTAACGCTGGCCGGCGGCTGCACGGTGGTCACCGGGATGACGCTGATCGGGCGCTCGTCTAGCTTGGCGCCGGTGTCGATAGCCGCGAATTTGCTCGGGTTGAACTCAAGCGCGGTGATTTCGTACTCGCCTTCCTGTGTGCGGCTGGTCCTCAGAACTCGGAACAGCTGGATGGCCAAGTCGTCATAGTCGATCGCCCACTGCAACTCTGGCTCTGGCTGGACACCATAGGCGGTGGTCACAGTCACCACGCGACCCGCAACTGACTGCACAGTGCGCGCCTGGGCGGTGCCATTTGGCAGGTTCAGGATCAGGCGGTCACCGGCCTTGATCGGGGTGTCACGATCCAGAGTCACAACTCGCCCAGCTGCTGCGGAAATCCGACCACCGTTCGGCCGGCCTGCCACCAGTTCATCAGCTACAGGAATGACGTAGCCAGGCAGCGGAATGCGGCCTTCCATGCCGGTCTTGAAGGTGACGGTACGGTCCTGGCTGTTACTCAGCAGCGCCCACTTGCCGCGGCGCTGAGCCTCGGAAGCGCGGGTGCAGCCGATGGCCGAAATCTCAATGGGGCGGTCGCGGTACCGCCGCTGCAGCGCCAGGTCGGAGACCGGGATGACGTCGGTGTCGTAGTTGTTGGCCGGGTTGTCGTAGCTGACCAGGGCGCGACTGTAGTGCGTATTGCGCTCGGCGCCGCCATAGACGAACTCGCCATCGATGACGTTGGCCCGGGTGAAGACGTAGTCGATGCGGCATGTCCGCCTGCATGAACAGCGAGCCGTGAGCCCAGTACACCATGCCCCGGTAAATGGCCGACAGATCGCGCAGCAGGGTCCAGGCCTCGGCGGGGCCCTGCAGGTTCATGTCGCAAAGGTAGCGCGGCTCTTGCCCGCCAATCCCGTCCGGTACCAACTGGTCGCAGTACTGGGCGATGCGGTACATCTCCCATTTGTCGACCATCCACGACTTGATGCGCTTGCCCAGGCCGAAGCGGTCCTCGACGCACAGGCCGTAGGTCACGAACGCAGGGTTGTTGGTCCAGGCCTGCTTGAAGGTGCCATCCCAAACACCGGTGTAGGTGCGAGTCAGCGGATCGTAGTTGGTCGGCACCGGCCAGCGCTTAGCCTTGCACTTCACTGTCACCGACGGGATGTTCTGGAACTGCTGGGCGTCGAACTCGATGTAGAGCAGCGCGGTGTTCGGGTACCGCAGTTTTTGATCGATGATCTCGGTGTAGCCAGCGATGGTCATCGTGTCAGCCACGGTTCCGCTGTTGGCGTTCGGAGTGATCCGGCGCACGCGCAGCATCCAGCCGGAGGTTGCCTTTGGCAGGTTGACACGGACGGAGCGCTGATAGCCGTTGGTCGTTTTTCCGTCCACCGCACCCAGGCTTGCCTCAGCGTACGCTCCGCCATCGGTGGCGATATCGATCGCATACTCGATGCGATAACCGTTGGTGTTGCCGCTGCTGTCCTGCTGCGCCAGGCGCGGCCAGGACATACGAACGCGCACGGCCGACAGTTGGATGTTACTCAGTGCCCGGGTGAATGGGTTGTCACTGCGGAGCTCGACGTTGACGGTGGTTTCGTTTTCAACCGAGGGAATGCCCTGGATGTATTCCTGCTCCACGGAACCTGGGCGCCACTCCCACTTAACGCCTGGGAAGTTCACATTGCCGCTGGCGTCCATGATCGGCGTGTTATCGAGGTGGATGTCGCGATCGGTTGGCACGCCGTCGAACTCGCCCTCGCCTACAGCCAGCAGGACCTTGGCAATGTTCGTCGACTGCAGGCTGTCCGGAGCCTCAACAGGGGTTTTCGGCTTGCTGTCGCCGCCCTTGGCGCCGGTGATTTCCAGGTGATCTACAGGGCCCATACTTTCCTCCGGGCAACAAAAAACCGCCCGGAGGCGGCTGCTATGTCGAGCGGCACTCAGGCCGCGTCGAGTCCTAACGTCATCTGAAGTTGTTCGCGCCAGTACTCGACCTGATGAATCAGAGCGGGTTTGCGCCCCTTCCATCGAGCCAGTTCGCGTCCACTTAAGCTGGCGACCTGCTGTCCATCGTCCAGCGCGCGACAAGCACGATCGAATTGCTGCTTTTCATTCAGTTCACCGCGCAGCAGGGCATCAATGTGCAGATCGCACCAGACGGCAAACCTCAGGTCGAGCCATCGAGCAAATGCCACCGCCAGCTTAGGGTGAAACCATGTCCCGCCACCGCGATCCGAACGCGCCTTGCTCGTTTCTACAAGTGATCCAGCGTCACATGTAAGAGCTTCAGCAAGCGCATTGAGGTATTCCTTTGTCTCGCCCTGCTTCAGCCAGTCAACCGGCCGCTTTCCAAATCTCTTGGCCACATCGGTGGCGTTGATCCAACCATCACTGTTGAAGCGAACAGCTTGGCCTTGGTAGTGAAACGGGATGACGTTGTTGTTCATTGGGTAGCTCCTTCCGCCTGAAGAAGGTGGTGTAGGCAGGGGCGTAGGCGGAGCAAAACCGTCCCTTTTCGGTTGATCTGACCTAGCCTGCACCGGTATCCCCGAGGGGATTCGCGGGCACAAAAAAGCCCCGACACGCTTTCACGTTCGGGGCTTTGGCAAATCGATGGGCACAAAAAAGCGCCATTTGGCGCCGTTCTTTTACAACTTGTGCAATGTAGCCGAAAAATACGAGCTAAGTGCCAGTGTGTCAACAGGCCATCACTTATCCTGCGCCTCGATGGAGGCAGAGATAATCGCCCCGCCCCAGCGGCGCTCGCCGATGCAGATCGGGACAGGGTTGCCACTGGCAGTGGTGTTCTTGGCGCTGCCGAAGGCATATGAAGGCTTGTTCTCCGCTGCAGCACTCAGTGACAAGCCCTGAGCCTGGGGGCTGAGCAGTTGGATCACACCACCAACAGCCATGGACGCTCCGACTGCGGCAGCAACACCCCATCCTCCAGCACCAGCTGCAAAGGCGGCTCCTAATCCACCAGTTGCTACCGTCGCAGCGACAATCAGAGCCACCCCAATAACGGTCTGTAGCAAACCTCCGCGCTTACTACCACTGATAATCGGGACGATCCTTATTTCGCGGGTGCCGGCCCGCGAAAAGTCCTCCGTTCCAACATTCTTCCTGTTGCGAAACACCGCAAATCTGAGGCCCAGCCTATCCAGCCTCTTGATCTCATCCTCAAACCCCTCAAGGGTGGCCTTCAACGCCTGAAAGACTTCCCAGGTAGAACCTGAATCAATCACTCGACGATGCAGGCGCCCAAATTTTTGAGCGAGCGATCCTGAAAGCTTGATTGTGGTTGCGGGTTTAGGAGTCATGGGAGTCGCTGTCATGATTTCCTCCGGGCAATAAAAAACCGCCCCGGGGGCGGTCTGTTCAAAGGCAGCCGTTAACTGCCTCAATTCTGCGATTCTTCCGCCAGTCCATTAGGCCTGACTGAAAGTAAAGCCCCACCTGGGTTCCCGAGCTGGTGCTTCGGAAGTCAGCAAACTCGACTTCCCCAGCGCTGATCACTGTTTTGCCCCCCCCTGCAAGAGGCTGTATCGAAGCACCGTAGTGAGCCCCCATCAGCGACTGGTTTTGCCAAGCGAAAAGGACACACTCAGCAACGTTTTCGACAGGCTTTGTGCTGCTGAATGACCTTGCAGGCCCATTTCATCAAATAAACTGGTCAAACCCAGCAAATATGTATTCGAGCCTAAGGATGTATTATCATAGTTTCCTTCGATAATAGCATTTGCACTTTTATAAAGCTTTTTAGGCATTTAACTCACACCATCCCTAGAGTGACGTGCATAATGGCACTAAACTACCTCTTGTTGTCTCAATT